TCAAGTCTGGTGAACAAAAGATGAAAGTCAAGAAACTAGTTGCCAATAGCAATGGCTACCAATCTTTCAAGGTTCACTTGGGTAAGGGACAATATAAGTTTTTTACTGCTCACAGATTTATTGCAGAATGCTGTGCTGGTCGTGCTTTAACTACTGACGAACACCTTGATCATATTGATGAAGATAAGCACAATAATGCACTTTCCAATCTTAGGATTGTATCTCGTTCAATCAACCGCCTCAACATATCTGACTACAAAGGCTGGAATGCACGCCCTTCTAAGACAAAAGGCTATCGCTATCAGGTGTGGTTCAGGTCTGTTTATCAAGGGACATTTGATACACAAGAAGAAGCACAGAACTGCTATGACACTCTCAAGCAGGCTACATTAGAAGCCGAGTTAGATGGTGTTCTAACCCTACAAGAAATGATTGAAGAGGTAGCCTAATCACTATGGGTCGCAAGTTATCTAATCCACATACTATGCAAAAGAAGTTACGCAAGATACTTGCTGACCCTTTCCTGTTCATCCCGAGATTAAAGATTAAAAACAAGAAGGGCAAGTTAGTTCGCTTCAAGTTAAATGCAGAGCAAGAGGAAATGCTCAAAGCCTTTACTACTCAGGACGAACATATGATTATCCTAAAGGCAAGACAGATAGGTTCCTCTACATTAGTATCAGCATATCTCTTTTGGTTATGGTTTACTTCAGAGGAGCCTATCACTGTCGCTATCCTTTCACACAAGTTGGCTTCATCAAAGCACATACTTGAGATGTGGTTCAGGTTCTATGACAATCTTCCTCCACAACTTAAAGGTGAGTTAGAAGTCCGCAACACTACAAGTATGAGACTTCCTTCTGGTGCAGAGGTTATCGCTGTATCTGCTGAAGGCAAGGGAGGTCTTCGTTCTTTCTCAGCAAACTACATTCATCTATCAGAGTATGCCTTCGCTCCTAATGCTGATGAACTAAAGGCTACTGCTATTGCTTCTCTAAATGATGGTAGGTTGTTTCAGGAATCTACTGCAAATGTCTTTGGTGATCCACATCATGTAGATATCTTGAAGGCACAAAGAGGAGAGGCAAACTTACATCTACTTTTCTTTCCTTGGACAATGCACGAAGAATACCGTAGCAATCATAGAAGTTGTAAGTCTTGGACTGATGAAGAGAAAGAAGCACAAGCACATTATGACTTAGATCTTCCTCAGTTGTATTGGCGTAGAACAAAGATACAGCAACTTGGTTACCACAAGTTCATCAGAGAATATCCTGCCACTATTGATGAAGCATACGCAGGACATAGCCAAGCATACTTTAGTCCAGAATGTTTTGCTTATCTAAACAACTTGAGCATTGAACCACAGGACGATTACTTTAATATCTTTGCAGACTACAGCAAAGAGAATGCATACGCCATTGGCGTAGATGTTGGTGGTGGTTCTGGTGGTGACCCCAGTTGCATAGTAGTAATGGACAAAGTAACTTATGAACCAGTTGCTATCTGGTCATCAAACACCACAAGTATTATTGAGACAGCAGATAGGTTAGAACATATTGGCTACGAATATGGTGAGGCTCGTATCTTGATAGAAGAGAACTCAATAGGTTCAGCACTACTAAATGAAATGAGAAACAGAGGCTACACTAATCTATGGAAGAATCCTCAGAACAACAAAGACTGGAACACAAATGTAAAGACTAAGTTCCTAATGTTTGAAGAACTAAAGGAAGCACTAAAGCAAGGTGTCATCAATAATCTAGATACACTTACACACGCAGAGTTGAGAGCATACTATCTAAATGATAAGGGCAGGATTGATTACCCAAAGAATCTACCCACACACGGAGACCGAGTAGTAGCCTTGGCACTTGCACTGCAATGTCTAAAGCAAGTTAGTTTACCAAAGGTCTTAGACTTACCACATTGGGTAAGAGCAAGAAGAGCAGAGCGAGTGGCAGCAGCCCACTCATTCCATACCAAAAGGAGATACAACTAAATGTCATATGGAAACTTAGTACGAGATAAGAGATCAGGAGATTTATATATCTTTTGTGGTACAGCAACAGAAGAAGACTACTACAAGTATGCACCACACAATCCCTTCTGGGAACTACAACAAGAACCAGACTTTCTACTTTGGTCTAACAAGAAGCATGGCTTTGTATTTATCGCACAATCAGTAGCACATCTTTACATAGAAAATGTAGAACTTGACAAGCACACTATCAGTGTAACGGAGAACAACTCAGATGCCCAGAACTGAACAAGATACCATTGGTCTTATACATACTTGCCTACAAGACCACAAAGAAACTTGGGGAAATAAACAAGAAGATATGCGTAGGCTTAGGTCTGCTTACCTTACCAGATTCTTTGAAGATGTTGAGTATGACCAGTCCACTATCAGAGTAGAAACTTCTGATGCTTATACTTTTGTAGAGTCTTACATTGCCTCTCTCTTTGAGAAGTCACCAGCAGTTGAAGTAGACTCTATGAAGACTGAGGTAGAGAATGTAGAGTTAGCCAGAGCCTCTGTGAATAGTTGGTTAGAAGGCAACAGGAAGGCGTTAGAGAACGGAAGTCGTCTTGCCCTTATCTACCCTATGTCATTTTTTAAGATGTCTCCTGCGGTATCTGAGGACCCTTTACAGCGTGTTCGTATTAGAGCACTTGAACCTTGGCAGGTAATCTTAGATAGAGATGCTGACCTATGGGAAGAGCAGAGATACTGTGGGCATCACTATTACATTCCACTACAAGAAGCAAAAGAAAAATATGGGAACAAGCGTTTCACTCCTGTAAGTAAGCCAAACTATTTCCACGATTATGATGGCACAGTTGTAGACAGAACCAATAGTCTCCCAGATGAATACCAGTACATTGAGGTTGTAGAGTTCTATGACTTTATGTATGATATGCTTTATGTTTACTCACCTAACTGGAAAGATGGAGGACTACTTGAAAAGAGAACCATTCCTCTCAGGACATATGACAACGAGCCACTTGTACCTATTGTTGGTCTTTATTATAGCCGTGTTCCTGATAAGCCTATGGATGGATACTCCACACTCGGAAGAGTTTATGATCAGATTTTTGAAAAGAATATAATCCGTACCTTCTGGGCTAATGCTATCCGTAGAGATAGCAGACAGTATCTTGTGAAAGAAGGAGCGATGGATGAAGAAGCGTTGGCTAAGATTACAGCGGGTGTTGATGGTGCTATTATTCCTGTGGATAATGAAACACTTGATGGGATTATTCGTGAAGTACCTGTTACGCCTTTGTCTACGAACTTTGATAGATACCTACAAATGGTTGAGTCTGACATTCAGAGAGGTTCTATTATCTCCCCTAACACAAAGGGCATCGCAACTAGGGCAACTGCTACAGAGGTTACTGCATTAGCACAATACACGGCATCAGAGATTGGTCGTATGGCAAGAGAGCGTGATGAAGCCATTGAAGATATTGCACAGATTTATACCAGAATGATGGTGTATACCTTGGAAGAAGATGACAAGCCTGTGATTATGGTAGGAAAGAAACCACGCTATGTTACAGCAGATGCACTGGACCACAAGTTTAGATACTTTGCTCTTGACCAAGCAGCAACCCCACTATCAAAAGAACTTAAGAAGCGTCAGTTGTTAGAACTTCTACCTGTGCTGAGTCAGTTGCAAGTTCCCATTGATAAGATCCGTGAGGAAGTTATTAGAGAGTTTGGGCTACCTGATACATTCCTTGAAGTTCCAGAACCACAAGAAGGCTCTGTTAGAACAAGGGCAGAGTTGGTAGAAGGTGAGCCTACCAATACAGCAGAGGCTTTGGCTGGAGAACTTATTAGTTCACAGCGTTCTATACCTTTACCAATACCGGAGTAATATAAATGCCAATATACGAATACGAATGTAATACCTGCAACTATTGGACAGACAAGATCCTACCAGTAAGTCGCTGCGATGAACCACAAGAATGCCAGAACTGTGGCAACACATTAAAGAAACTAATCTCTATGCCAGCGAAGACTGCATCCCTTTGGGGTGTTGATTGGAGAGAAGGTCTTTCTTCTAACAAGTTCTCTACAGCATTAGGTCGTAAGGTCAGTTCTAAAAGAGAAGAAGAACGAGTGATGAGAGAGAAGGGCTTTGTACCTGAGTCTGATTTAGGTAAGCACTTTATTGATGACCATAGACAGAAGATGCACAATGCTGAGAGAGAGCAAGCAAAGATAAACGAAACTTACAAAGCCAATCTTGAGAAGAACAATGGGGACAAGATAAAGGCTGTGACAGAAACCTTCCCCGCTCACGAAATGCTAAAACAATCATAAGGAGATTACAATGGCAAGAGAAATGGAAATCCAGATTCTGGGGATGGATTCAATGGACCCCGGTATGATGATGGCACAGGCTGAAGCCGAAGGTGCTATCGGTGACCTACGAGATATGGAAGAGGCAGAGTTTGAAGCAATGGCTCCACAGGGAGACTTTAGTAAAGCGGCTCTTAACAGCCTTGTAAGGGCTCACAATAGCGTTAGTAAAATGTTTGATATGGAGACCTACCCTGATTTTTCTGAGGGCGTAGAAGTCTTCCCAAGCCGCTTCGTGCGTGAGTTGATGATGATTGCTCAGGCAGTTGCAGATGCGATTGATGAAGGAGTTGTTGATGAAGAAATGATGATTGATCTTTCTGATGTTGCAAGTGATAGAGACCTTGCTCGTCTTGCTGGTAGACTTGACTCACTTAGCAGAGACAAAGACTTTAGACGCTTTCTTAAGGAAGGTCCTTCTGAGGGAGAAGTTAGTGAAGAAGAAGTTGCCGAGTCTGTACCTATGGATGAAATGGGAGACGACGAGATTGAGTCACTAATGATGGATAGAGTCTGATGCCCTACAAAAAGTATTCAAAGAAACAAAAGAAACTTGCTGCCGTTGCCCCACCTCGTAAGAAGATTACG